GTCCCCCACCGAGGAGGACGGCTCCATACTGCTTCGCAAGTACTGGCAGGCATGGCCCGCCGATGAGAAGCCCCCCCTGTGCGAGTATCTGATCCAGTCCTACGACACGGCGTTCGAGACGGAGAAACGAAATGACTTCAGCGCCCGCACTACGTGGGGGGTGTTCGAGCACGCGAAGACCAAGCGCCGGTGTGTCATCTTGCTCGAAGCGATGAATCGCCGTCTTGCCTTCCCCGAGCTGCGCCAGAACGCGTGGGAGTCCTATCGGCAGTACCGCCCCAACCGCGTCCTGATCGAGAAGGCGGCCTCGGGGCATCCGCTCGTGCAAGAGCTGCGAACGCGTGGCGTGCCGGTGACTCCCATAGTGCCGAAGGGGTCCAAGGAGTCGCGGGCGCACTCGGCGAGCGTGCCCCTCGAACAAGGTGCCGTGTACTTTTTCGAGAGCCGGTGGGCGAACGAAGTCATTGACCAAATGGCAGCCTTTCCAAATTCAGCTCACGACGACGTAGTTGACGCCGCGTGCTTGGGGTTGAACTTTTTGCGCCGCACCTATAACCTCGATGTCGGCAACGACCGCAAATACGATAAAGATGTGATCGAAGCCGAGGAGATCGAGCGGTGGAAAAAACCACAGCTCGTGCGCAGTTACGCGCACACGCGCATGCAGATAAGGGAGAGACGTTATGGCTAAGCAGGCATCGGCGGCACGCATCGCTGGGTTGACTCCGAAAAACTACGAGCCCCCGGTGGAGGAAGACCTCCACCCCGTGGAGGTGGAGTTGGAGGATGCAGCGTCTGCTGCTGCAGATGCTGCATCTCCCGATGCAGCGGAGGCTGCGCCTCTCGCGTTCGATGCCAACCTCGTTCACCACGTGAGTGAGGACGATCTCACTACGATGGGCGATGACATCCGCGAGATGGTGAAAGCGGACATCGAGTCTCGCCGCTCGTGGTACGACAAGCTGAAAAAAGGGCTGGAGCGCTTGGGCGTCTACGATCCGGACACCGAGGCCGATGCGACGACTGGCATCACGCGGGTGACGCACCCGCTGATCCTCGAAGCGGCCACTCAGTTTCAGGCCCGCGCCATGGCGGAGCTGCTGCCACCGGGGGGGCCGGTCAAGGCGACGATTGTCGGTGAGGAGACGCCCGAGACACTGGCGCAGGGCAAGCGCGTCGAGCGCTACATGAACTATCAGCTGACCATCGAGGACCGCGCCTATTACGACGAGCGCGAGCAGATGCTCTTCCTCCTCCCGTTCACGGGGAGCGAATTCGACAAGCAGTATTACGACTCCGCCACGGGCAGCGTCGTGAGCCGGTGGGTGCGCTGCGACGATTTCGTCGTTCCGTACAAGGCATCGAGCCTCGACTCGGCGAGCCGCTACACGCACGTCATCCGCATGAACGGGAACGGCCTGCGCAAAAAAATGGTGCAGGGGTTCTATGCCGATATCGACCTGCCCGAGCCCGTCGACACCGAGGCGTCCGAGGCTCCCCTCGACAAGAAACTCTCCGAGCTGGACGGCATGGTGAAGGGCAACACGCTCGATGCGGACCGGGAGTACGTCCTCTACGAGACGCACATCGACTACGATGTCCCCGGATTCGAGGAAGATATCGCGCTTCCCTACGCCATCACCACGGATTCGGACACGGGCAAAGTTCTGTCCATCTATCGCAACTGGAAAGAGAACGACTCCTACACGAAAAAACGCATCTGGTTCACGCACAAGAAATTCCTGCCCGGTTTCGGCTTCTACGGTTTCGGGCTCCTGCACGCCATCGGCAATTTGGGGGATGCGGCAAGCGAGATACTGCGCATCCTGATCGATTCCGGAGCGTTCGCCACGCTGCAAGGCGGGTTCAAATCCATCGACGCGAAAATGCGCGGGGACGTGGTGCTCACCCCCGGCGTGTGGAATGACACCGAGATGACCTCGGAGGAGCTCTCGCGGGCGTTCTACACCCCGCCGTGGAAAGAGCCGAGCCAAGTGCTCATGTCGCTCTTGGGCACGCTGGTCGATGCAGGCCAGAAATTCGCGGCCACGACCGAGACCATGACCGGGGATGCGGCCACGACGGGTCCGGTCGGCACGATGGTGGCGCAGATCGAGCAGGGCAGCAAGGTCTTCTCGGGCATACACAAGCGCCTGCACAAAGCGATGGGGGATGAATTCATCCACATCGGCGAGTTGAACGGGGAGAACCTCCCCGACGTGTATCCCTACCGCGTGGGCGACAGCGGGCAGAACGTGCTGCGCTCGGACTTCGATGCGCGAGTCGATATCGTGCCGGTGTCCGACCCCAATATCTATTCGAGCGCGCAGCGCATCGCGATGGCGCAAACCGCGCTGCAGCTCGCCACGCAGATGCCCGACATCGCCGACAAGCGCGAAGCGGCCATAGCGCTCCTCTCGGCCATGCGCTACGCGAACCCCGAGAAGATTTTCCCCGACCGCTCCAAGGCCGAACGGGCCGATCCGGTGAGCGAGGGCGCGTTCGTGCTGCTTGGACGCCCGCTCCAAGCGTACCTCGATCAGGACCACGCCTCGCACATCACGGTGCACATGGGGCAGATGCACGGCCTCCCGCCCGAGGCGGCCCCCGTCATGCAGGCACACCTCTACGAACACATGGCGATGGCGCAGTATCACAAATTCACGAGCATGGGCGTCCAGCTCCCGCCGCTCAACTGGGGTGCGAAGCGAAACGATCCGCTCATGACACAGATATCCCCGCAGATGGAGGCACAGCTCGCGCAGGCCTCGGCGCAGGCGATGACGCAGCTCATGGATCAGGCGTCGCAGCAGCAGCCTCCCCCGGAGGCTCAGGCGTCGCAGCAGCAGTCTCAGGCGGCCGAGCAGCAAAAAGCGGCTGCGTTCCAGTCCGCCGAGCAGCAAAAAGCGGCTGCGTTCCAAGCCGCCGAGCAGCGCAAGAACATGATGGCCGGGGCGAAGGTGGACCGAGAGGATGCCATGGCTGGCATCTCCCCCGCCATGGTGAAGGCGGCCGGAGACTTCATCGTCAAGAACAAACTCCCGATGTCTCCGCGTGAGCTCTCGCTGATGTCAAAAGCGCTTGGGCTGTCGTTCGAGAAGGTGGTCGAGGCCGTATCGAGGATGCAGAACCAGCAAGGAGGCTCGCAGTTCGAGCAGACAACCGATTTTACCCACAACCCAGCGAGGTACTAATTGAAGTCACTGATGGATTTGCGCAACGCGATAAAAGCGAGTTTTGATGATCGTATCGCCCAATCGGTTCAGAGAATTTCCGGTGGGCAGGCCCGCGATTTTGCGGAATACAGATACAACTGCGGTATAACGCAGGGACTTTTGCGCGCATCGGAGGTGCTCGATGTCGCGTTCAAGAAACTGCTCGATGAGGAGAACGACTGATGTCCGAAGATAGTTTTGAGCACCCCGCCGATTGGTATGACAACATGCCGATCCCCATATATTGGCGGGTTCTGGTGCGACCACTGGTGTCCAAGAAATATTCCAAGGGCGGCATCGCACTGCCCGTGCAGTCCCAAGATGATCAGGATACGCTGAACTACATTGGCCAGATCATGGCGATGGGCGCGCTCGCTGGCAAGCATGAGCGTCTCTCCGGCGAGCCGCGTGCTCCCAAACTGGGGGAGTGGGTGGGGTATGGCCGGTACGCCGGACAGGTGATCACGTTCAAGAATGAGAAGCTGCTGGTTCTCAACGACGACGAGATTCTGTGCATCGTGCCCGATCCCGACGCATTGAAGATTTACGCATAGGAGCGCGAGAATCATGGCAGATGAAGGATTTGACACCGAGTTGACCGATGTAGCCCTGCCCGGATCGGATGAGGTAGAGGTCGAGATTACCCCGGCTACGGCAGAGACAGAGACCGAAGCCGAGGCTGCGCCTGAGTCCCCTCCCCCTCAGGCTGCGCCTGAGGCCGTGCCGGTCGACCCCGATCTTGCGGGGGACGATGAGTACAACGCGTTCGCGCCCAAGATACAAAAACGCATCCAGCGCGAGATACGCATACGCAGGCAGGCCGAAGCGGCGGCGAATATGGCCGTTGCCAAGGCGCAGGAGCATGAGCGAGCGGTTATCACCGAGGCGGCGGCGGTACGCGAGCTTCGCACCGCCAACGCCGAGTTGCAGCGGCAGTACGCCGAGGTGCTCGCGCACACGTTCGGCACTCAGATCGAGCTGAAAGTGCAGGCGCTGAAGGCGGCAAGGAGTGCTGGGGAGTTCGACACCGAGCAGACGCTGCAAGGCGAGGTGGACGAGCTTCGCTTCAAGCAGTCGCAGGTGAAAGAGATACAGCGCACCCTCCCGCAGGCTCCAGCGTCTCCGGCTCCCGCTGCAAGTGCAGCGGCACCTACCCCTGCACCTACCCCTGCCCCCGCGCCCCGCGCCGCCGTCGTCAACCCCATCGCGGCGAAGTGGATTCGGGATAACGACAGCTGGTTCAACAACGCCAAATTCGAAGCGCACCGGGAATTCGTGCTGCGGCTGGACAAACAGGTGGCGGCGGAGGGCTATGATCAGGGGTCGAGCGAGTATTACAAAGAGCTTGACCGGCGCGTCGATTCCGCATTTCCGACACTCAGGAGAAAAACCCCCATGGCAACTTCCAAATCAGGACCGGTGGCGAGCGTGTCCTCCAGCACCAGCGCAACGCGAAGCAACAAGGTGGTGCTTACGCAGAACGATCTTGCGAACATGCGCCGCTACAACCTCGACCCGGACAATAAAGTCCATCTCACGGCGTATGCGAAACAGCTTCGTGATGCCAATGCGAAGGAGAATGTATGACAATTCAGCTGGAACTGGACGACGAGGCGGGAGCGATAGCTGCTGTCAAGACGCGAAAACCCCGCCGCACGCTCTCGCTCTCCAAGGAGCGCCTGCGCGAGCCCGTACACGAG